GTGCGTCCTTTTGGTCTGAAGAATTTCCTGTCGCCACGTCCGGTGACAGTCCCTGATACGGTAGAGGTTAAGGCTTCTACGATCGCCGAACCTGACGCCGATCTGTTCGCCCTCTTCGGCGTTCAACCTACCCTTTCGAACATCGCCGTCACGCCATCGTCCGCCATGCGGTGCGCCCCTGTCGCCGCCGCGACGGCGCTGATCAAATCAACCTTAGCCACACTGCCGGCCAAAGTTTTCGTCCGCCTGGACGAAGGCGGCAAAGAGCCCGCCCTAGAGCATCCGGCCTATCGGCTAGTTCACGATGACGCCAATCCATGGACCTCAGCCGGCGATCTGCGCAGCGCCCTAGCTGGCGATGCCATGTTGCACGGCCACGGCTACGCTGAAGTAATCCGCGTCGGCGCTGGTAAAGCCCAAGAGCTTCATCAACTCGACCCAACGGCTATTACCCAACTCGTAGCTGACGACGGCTCACCGGTGTATCGCATCCGGACCAAGGGCAAAGGTCATCGCGATCTCTCCTATCGCGACGTTCTGCATATCCCCTCGCCCATCGGCATCAGCTACGTCACGGCGGCTCGCGAGGCGATCGGCCTTTCTCTGCTTCTCGAAAAACATGCTGCCAACCTATTCGCCAAGGGCGCGAGACCCAGCGGCGTTGTGACAATGCCAGGGCAAGCGCCCAGCGACGGTGACGATAAGAAAAAGCGCGATTTCATTCGACTCTTTAAACTGGCGTTCTCTGGTGACAACGTCGGTACGCCAGCGGTTCTATTTGGCGGCGCGACCTTCCAACCGCACGCTTTCTCCAGCGTTGACGCTCAATTCCAAGAAAGCCGTCTATTCCAATTGCGCGAGATTGCCCGCGTTTGGAATGTGCCGGTTTCGATGATTGGCGATCTAGAACGCGCCACCTACTCAAACACCGAACAACAGAACCTTCAATTTCTGACGCACACGATCTTGCCGTGGCTGCGAACCTTTCAGGAAGCTTATCGTCGCGTCCTCATATCTGAAGACGATCAGAGAACGCACGTCATCGATTTTGTCACCGATGATCTGCTTCGTGCTGACTCTGCGACCCGCGCTGAAGCAATCGCGAAACAACGCGCCGCCGGCACTCTGACGGCGAATGAAGCACGGGCTCTCGAAAACCGCCCGCCCCTGCCCGGCGGTGACAAACTCGAAAATCCCTACACGACTTCCAACACAAAGGATCAGGCCAACAATGGCTGACACTTCGATCACACGCTTCTTCGGCGATGGCGATAAGCGTTTTCACCTTACTTGGCGGCATATGCTCGAATTACAGGAGAAGTGCGGCGCAGGTATCGGCACCATTTCGCGCCGCCTGTTCGCAACCGAACCGACCCTTGCCGATCTAGCAGAAGTCATTCGTCTGGCGCTGATCGGCGGCGGTACGGAGCCGATCGACGCAAAGCGTCTGGTCGAAGCCTACGTCATGAACGCTCCACTCATGCCCAGCTACGAGCTCGCCACCGCAATCATGACCGCTCGCATGTTCGGCTCCGATCCGATCGCCAGCGAACCCGCTTCCGCCCAAGACGACAACGAAAATCTGCGCGAGGAAATCATTCGCGCTTACGCCGATACTCCTAGCGAGGAAACCGATGCAGCGGCTTGAATTCAAATCCACGATCTCGATCGATGAGACCGGCACTGTTTCCGGCATCGCATGGCCATTCAGTATTCCTGATCGTGCCGGCGACATGATCGAAAAAGGTGCTTTCGCGAACACCGTTGCACCGATCCCGATGCTCTTTGGTCATTCCGAACCGATCGGCGTTTGGGATGAGCTTACCGAGAAGCATGATGGCTTGCATGTGCGCGGCCGAATGTTGGTCGACGAAGTTGCACGCGCCAAGGAAGCGCGGGCGCTCGTTATGTCGGGCGCTGTCGGTGGTCTTAGCATCGGCTTTTCGACCCGCCGCGCCATCACGCGCAAGGGCGGCGGTCGCACCATCCAAGCCCTCGATCTAGTCGAAGTCTCCCTTGTCTCCGTGCCCTGTCATCCGGGCGCGCGCATCACTTCCGCCAAGTCAGCGGCGGAAACCATTTGGATTGCTGACGCCATCAACCGGGCCGCCGCCGCCCTTCGCTAAAGAAAGTACCGTATATGTCCAATAGTTATGCATACGCCCCGATCGAATTGAAGAGTGACGAAGATGATGAAAACGGCATCGTCACCAAAGCACTCGAAAATCTTACGACTTCAGTGAGCGAGAAGCTTTCCGCGTTCGAAAAGAAGTCGAATGAACGCCTCGACGCGTTCGAAGCTCGTTGGAACCGTCCGGCGAACGACAACAATCGCCACGCCAACGACAATGAAGCCGGCGCTTTGGAGCGCAAGGCTTACGAAACTTACTTGCGCCGTGGTGCGGAACGTCTCGGTGCGGAAGAAATCAAAGCGATGACCGTCGCCGTTGATGCGAACGGTGGCTACCTCGCGCCGGAAGAATTTGCCAAAGAGATTTTGAAGAAGCTGGTCGAATACTCTCCTATTCGCCAGTATGCGCGCGTAGTCCAGATCGCGACATCAGAAGTGAAGATTCCGCGCCGCTTGACTGGCACAGCCGCGACGTGGGTTGGCGAGGTTGACGACCGCACCACCAGCGCCCCGACCTTCGAACAGGTTCTGATCGCGCCGTTTGAGCTGGCGACTTACACCGACATTTCGACGCAACTGCTCGAAGACAATTCGTATGGCCTCGAAAGCGAACTCGCTCTCGATTTCGCGGAATCGTTCGGCAAGACCGAAGGCACCGCCTATGTGAAGGGAAGTGGTGTCGGCCAGCCGAAGGGTCTCATGACCGCAACCGGCATCACCGAAGTTAAGACGGGCGTTGCCGCCGACTTTCCCGCCAGCAATCCCGCCGACGTTCTAGTCGGCATGTATCACGTTCTGCCGACTCTTCATGCGCAGAATGGTGTTTGGTTGATGAACCGCACCACGCTCGGCAAGATGAGAACGTGGAAGGATACGACCGGCCGCTATCTGGTTATCGATCCGATCTCGGAAGGTGCTCCGGCGACATTGCTTGGCCGTCCGATTGTCGAAGCGATCGATATGGACGACATCGGTGCGAACAAATACCCGGTCGCTTTCGGTGACTTGCAGGGCTTCCGTATTGTCGATCGCGTCGGCCTGACGACTATGCGCGACCCGTTTACGCTGGCGACTAAGGGTCAGGTGCGGTTCCATGCTCGTCGCCGCACAGGCAGCGAAGTCACGAATCCCGATCGTTTCGTGAAACTCAAGTGCTCCGCTTAACGGTAGATTGAAAGCTCTTGCAATGCGGCTCGCAGCGGACCCTATTACGGTCAATATCGGCGGAAAGTCCCTCACTTTTCGTCCGACGTTGTATGCCGCATTGCGGCTTGAACGATATGGCTTCGAAAAACTCTTACAAGATATTGCCGAAGGGTCACTTACGGCCATCAACACCGTTGCGATGGAAACTTGCGCCGAGGAATTCGATCTCGGTTCCGCGCTTGAAACGGACCTAGTGCCTCTCGGTCTCAACCTCGCTTTGCTTAGCGAGGCTACGTCTGCCGTCATCGCTGAAATGCTCGACCTAGGCGGCGGCAAAGATCAGCCCGAACAACCAGCTAAAGACGCACCGCAAACCCTATCTGATCTCTATCAGGAGCTATTCGGCATTGCGACTGGCGTACTCGGTTGGTCAGCCGATCAGGCGTGGAACGCCACTCCGGCGGAAATCGCGGTTGCGGCTAAAGCGCGATACAAATTCGCCGCCCGGCTATTCGGTGCCGCGGAGAATAAAGAGGGCTACGACCCACGTAATACCAAGCGAGACTTAGACGCTACCGCAAAGCTAAAATCTCTAGCGAGAGTGATGTGATGCCCTCGCGTGGTCCTCGTATCTGCACCTGCGGTAAGATCGTTCAAGCCGGCGCTCTTTGTGTCTGCCAAGCCGCACGTCGGCGTATCAACGATCGTCGCCGTCCGTCCGCACATGAACGCGGTTACACCTCGAAATGGCAACGCGAACGCGCTGAATATCTGCGCCTGCATCCCCACTGCACATTCTGTGGACGCATCGCCAACGTGGTCGATCACCGTATTCCCCACAAGGGCGACATGCCCCTCTTCTGGGATCGTAGCAATTGGCAGCCGCTATGCGTGCCCTGCCACAACAGCCGTAAGCAGATCAGGGAAAGGAAATGTACGTCATGAGCCGATGGACTAGAGACGACATGGCACACTTCATGCGCTCCGACGTACAAATGCTGACGCACGACGGCGAAACCTTATCGATCAGAGCCTGGGCCAAACGCCTCGGTCTTAATCCGCAAACGCTGGCTAAGCGGCTTAAGAATGGATGGACCTTAGCCACTCTTATGACTGCGCCGAAAGACCTTCGCACTTATCGAAGGGAAGCTGAAATCGAATACCAAGGCAAGAGCCAAGTCCTCGACGCATGGGCGATCGAGCTCGGCATCAACATTGCGACGCTACGTAGTCGTCTAAGAAGCGGCAAGACCGTGCAACAGGCATTCACCGAACCTGTCCAAACCAAACGCAGGCCGCGCCGTCACGGCATCAATCGTTATTTCCCATAGGGGGGTGGGTCCATCTTCGCTCTAGGGGCTTCATGACCGCTCGGGGTGTCTCGCGCAACATTCACAGAAATTCAGGTAAAAACAATGACTATAACAACTCCTATCGTTTCCGTCGATGACATGCGGGCTTGGTTGAACCTAACCTCGCACGACGACGATGCCATTCTGGCATCGAACGTCGCGGCAGCAATCGCCGCAATCGAAAGTAAGATCGATAAAAAGCTCACCGAGTATTTCGACTCTGCTGAATACGCTAACAGCGTTCCGGCTGATCTGATCCTAGCGATTAAAATGCTGGCGGCGCACTTCTACAGCTTCAGAGAGCCGGTTATCTCCGGCGATCGTGTCGTCACGATCCCATGGAATGCGATCGACCTGATCGAGCCTTACCGGAGCGTCATCGTCTGATGTTCGACCGTGAGGCTCTTATAGCCGCCGTCACTGCCAGCCTTGAACGTTCCGGCGAGCAAATCGTCGATCGGATGCGCGAAGTTGCGCCGCAGGATTCCGGTGATCTTGTAGCCGGCATCTCGTCGGCGATTGATAGCGATCAGCTAACGCTAACAATTCGTTCTGACGCCCCGCATTCTCGCTATGTCGAAGATGGCACCGCGAACACTCCGGCGCAGCCGTTCTTTTATCCGACGATCCGGGAATTTGAGGATCGGGTTTACGACGACCTCGCCAAGGCCGCGAAAGAGGCGCTCGACCAATGATCGACGCCAGTACCGCCTTGCAAACCCTCATTCGCAGCCGCCTTAGCACTGATCCAGGCGTTACAGCGCTCGTTCCCGCCGATGATATCCGCGATTCTAACGGCCTCCCGGTGCAAATTCCGGCCGTTTTAATCGGTGGTGGACAGGTAACTTACGACGAACTGAAGCTTACGGCGCACGCTGATCTGCATATTTGGGTCGAAGAAGTCGGGACCACGGGCGCTAAAGCGATCGCTGGAGCGATCCGAAACGCCCTTCGTAGTGGTCCCTGGCCGATCGCCGATCATCATTGCAGCGTAGTTCGGGTTACGTCGGATCGTTTCATGCGCGATCCGAACAATCAGTATTCGCACGGCGTCGTGTCAATCGAGGCGCATATGGTGGAGCGCCATCCGTGATCAGGGCCGGCAAACTCGACCGCAAAATCATCATCTACCGTTCCGGCCCCGAAGTTCTGGACGCGCAGGGCGTTCCCTCTTTTACCGACACGACTATTGCGACCCTCCGGGCGCAGTTGCTCGAACAGAACTGGGCCGATCAGAACACGGACGCTGGCGTTTCCGGGCAATGGCGCGCGACCTTCCGTACCCGCTGGCACGCCGATATTGGGCTTTCCGATACAGTCGAATACGAAGGCGATCGGTTCGAAGTCATCGGCATCAATGAAATCGGCCGCCGCAATGGGCTCGATATTCAGGTTTCTGGCGAGAAATCGCCCTGATGCGCGGAAGAAAGCCCGCCGTCATTGTGACTGGCGATCTCGAAAACCTCCCTACTCCGCCGGCTTGGCTCTCAAAGGAAGCGAAAGCGGAATGGAGGCGCGTCGTGCCGATACTGATCGAGCGCCGCATTCTGACCGATGCCGATCTAGCGGTAATGGCCGGCTATTGCAGCGCCGTGGGTGAAATCGCTCAAGCCAGCAAGATCATTGCCGTCGAGGGGCTGACTTTTGAAGGCAAGACCGGCCCAAAACGCCATCCGGCCGTAGGTGTTCGCAACGAAGCGCTTGCGCACATGCGCCAGTACGCGGCCGAACTCGGGCTTACCCCGGTCTCACGCTCCCGCCCGTCTGTTCGCGATGACGATCCGGCCAATCCTGATTTGGGGCTGGAATGACTAGCCCCGATACTTATCCGCATTGGGTTTTCGATGGATCCCCGATTGATGACCCTTTCGGGTATGGCGATCGCGCGGTTCGGTTCATTCGCGCCCTACGCCACCCAAAGACGGGGAAGCCGTTCCAACTCGACCCATGGCAGGAACGCATTGTTCGGCGCATTTATGGGCCGCGCAATCCGGACGGCAGCCGGATCGTTCGGCAGGTCATAGCTCTGATTTCCCGTGGCGCTCGTAAGACGACGCTCGGTGCTGCCCTTGGACTGCTTCATACGATCGGCCCCGAACGTGTTCCCCACGGACAGGTAGTCCTAGCGGCTTACGACCGAGCGCAGGCGCGTATCGCCTTCGATGAGGCGACCGGCATTTGCCGCGCTGATCGCTTCGTTGTCGGCGCAACCCGTATTCGTGACGGCCGCCATGACATTCTTCACCGCAAAAGCGGCGCGACCATGAAAGCCGTTTCGAGCGATGCCGCCGCCCAGAACGGCAAAACACCCTCCTTCGTTCTGTTTGATGAGGTGCATGCGTGGAAGAAGCGCGAGCTCTACGACATTCTGCGTACTGGCTTGACCAAAACCGCCGGAACGCTCTCAGTCGTTATTTCGCAGGCCGGGCGCGGCACGGACAATCTCGCCACTGAGATTTTCGACTATGCCCGGAAGATCGCCCTTGGCGAGATTGAGAACGAAACTGTTCTGCCGATCCTATTTGAAACGCCGCAAGACGCTGATTGGCGCGATGAAAAGGTGTGGCATCGCGCCAATCCCGGCCTCGCCCAGGGCTATCCCGATCTATCGGCTATGCGTGAAATGGCGCGAGAGGCGGAAACCCGTCCGGCGATGCGCGTGAAGTTCTGCAACGATCATCTAGGTATGTGGTTTGATTACCATAGCGACCCATGGATTGAGATTGCCATCTGGGACGCTTGTGGAAACGAGCCGATCGACCTGTCAAAATATGAAGGCGAGAAGGCATGGATTGGCGTTGACCTAGGAGAGGTCGATGACCTTAGCGCCGTAGTGCTGGCTCTTCGCGGCCCCGACGATAGCTTCATAATCGTTCCGTACATCTTCTCGGATGAAGCCTCGATCCAGAAGAAGCAAATTCGTGGCGACGCACCATATAAAAAGTGGGCAGACCAGGGATATTTGATCGTCACGAAGGACAATGTCACTGATTACGACGCGATCGAAGCCAAGATCGTTGAACTATCAGAGCGTTTCAACGTTCAAGAAATCCCGATCGATACCTTTTCCGGTCGCCCCATGATCACCCGGCTTCTATCCCACGGGCTCCCGGTACTCGAACATCGCCAAGGATTCATATCCATGGCCGCGCCGACCCGTGCATTCGAGCGAGCGGCCTTAGCAGGCAAGATCAAACATGGCGGCCATCCCGTCTTACGCTGGTCAATCGGCAACATCCTGATCGATACCGATCCAGCTGGCAATCAGAAGCCGACGAAGAAACGCAGCCGCGACAAGATCGACCCCGTAGTTGCCGCCATCATGGCGCTTGGCCGCGCTGACCACAATGAATCGACGGAAGCCGGAGTTTTCGTTCTAGAGGAAGAGTAGAATGGCCCAAGATAATCGCGCGCTCGTTTTCGAACTCGACGCCCGTACCGAGAAGCTTGAACGTGCATTTGACCGTGCGAATAAGTCCGCCAACGATAATATGAAAGCTATCGAGCGACAGGGAGACGCGTCCGCACGGCGTATCGATGCCAGCTTTGCCCGAACCGCTACGAGTGTTGCCGCTTCGATGGCCTCAACCGCCGCCAGCGGATACATTATGTATCAGCGTTTCCAGCAGATCGAGCAAGGCGCGAATCTTGCCGGCACAGCAATGCGCAAGGTGTTGAACTTTGTCATTGGTTATCGAGTTGCTATCGCCACCTTCACGGCCCTAGGTTTGGCCGCCAATCAGGCTGCCGAAACGATTGAGCGGATGCAGCAGATTGCCGCCAAGGCCAATACTGCCGGCGTCGGCACGACCTTTCTTCAGTCATGGACTAACCAAGCCGAAAAGCTTGGCGTAACCGTAGAGAACGTTGAGAAGGCGCTAATCAGTGCTCGTGGCGCTTTGCGCGATCAGGCTGACGATCTCGGCAAACTGACGATTTCACCTGTTCAAAAGCTACTCGATGAGCTGTATCGCTCCGGGCAAGTCGTCGGACGTGGTCTCGATGACTTCCTTAAATCTGGCAACGTTGAACAACGCATTCAGGCGATTAAAATTGCCATTCAGGAACTGTTGAACGCTGGCCGCGATCTCCAGGCGAACAAGCTGGGGGAAATGGTCTTTGGTGCCGGCGTTGGCGAAAAGATCGTCTCCGGCATCCGAAGCGGCGCAGTCGCGGTTGAAGCCATGGGTACAGCGGCACAATCTGCCGGCAACACCTTTGACGCTGCCCTGATCCAGAAAGCAGACGAACTAGACCAGCGGTTGAAGGTTGCACGCGCGGAACTTTCGAATGCGTTCGTTCCGATCTTGAACGATATCGCGTCTATCGGCCTGACGATTAATAGTGGGTGGGTGACGATCAATGAAACGATTGCACGTGCTGCCCAAACGTTAGGCAACTTCTACACGGTCTCTAAAGCTGCATACGCCGCCGTGTCAGCTGCAAACGCCGAAGTTTATTCGAACCGTCGCGCACAGGCCCGTATTGGCATGACGCAACGCGGTCCTGACGCCATCATCAGCGATGAACAGATTTCCGACCAACGTGCCCGCGCCGAAATCGCGTACAAGCTTCGGGCTGGGCAACTCGATAAGCGTGGCGATATTTCCAACCTGCCCGACGGCAGTGCCGCTTTCCTGCCTAACACCGCCCTGCCACAAAACCCGCCGGTTCCTTCCGCACGTCCGACCTACACCGAACTTCAGCGCCAGCCGCGAGCCCCAGCCGCCGGTGGCAACGCTGGCGGTGCGCAAGGCTTCGATCAGGTGGAAGGATATCTCAACCGTTTGCAGCGCTCGACCGAACTTCTCCAGGTCGAAGCCGCCGCCATGGATAAGAGTAAAGTCGAGCGCGAAAAGATGGTTCGTATGGTCGAGGCCGAAGCCCAGGCCCGGTCGCGCGGAACACCTCTCAGCGAAAAGGAACGGGAACAGGTGGAAGCCACCGCAACCGCCTACGCGAACGCCAGCCAGAAGCTTGAGGCTCTACAGCAACGCCGTGAAAGCTTGAACCAGAGTGCCGACCTTCTCGGCAATCAGCTTATTGACGGTTTCGACGCCATTGCCCTACGCGGCGAATCTGCGGCAAGCGTGATTAAGAGCTTGATCAGCGTTTTGATCAAAGCCGTTGCCCAAGCGGCTCTGCTTGGAAGCGGACCATTCGCCGGCTTGTTCGGCACCGCTGGCGCAAGCGGTGCAACTGGCGGCATTTTCGGCGCGTTCATGAAGGGGTTCGGGCTCACCTTTGCTGAAGGCGGCTACGTTTCCGGCCCCGGAACCACTACTTCGGATTCGATCCCGGCTTGGCTCTCGGACAAGGAATTCGTCATCAACGCCAAAGCGACGCAGCAATATCGCCCGCTATTGGAAGCTATCAATTCCGGCCGTGTTCCCAAGTTCGCAGCCGGCGGTGCTGTGCGGGGCTTGTCGATGCCTACCCTGCCATCGCTCCCCGCCTCGGTTCAACCGCTTGGCGCCGGCTCGGCTCCGGTCATCAACATTTCCTCGCCAATCACCGTGAACGGTAGCTCCGGCACGCCGGCCCAGAACGCCGATCTGGCGAAGCAGATGGGCCGTCAGATGGAACAGGCGATGCGAACCGTAGTAGTCTCGGAACTACAAAAGCAGCTTCGCCCCGGCAACCTCTTAAACCGCTGAAAAAAGGCCAACCCCTCTTTATAGTCACCGACCTAATGGTTTGCGGACACTTTTTTGCTTCGACAAAAGATAATCCACTTTCCGAAAAAGCACTGATGCATCATAATTTAACTCGTGGGGACAACTGACTTAATCCAACTATGGAGTTGATCCCCCGTGTCCCGTAATCAGCATACCATCGCGGTATCGCGCGCAAGCGCGGTTCGTCTTCGCGCCTTAGCTAATCATCAAGACATTCCCATCACCCGGCTAATCGATCGCTGGATCGATCAGGCTTACGCCAGCCCGGATGCACCATCCCAGAACGATTTCGAAAGCCTGATCGATGAGACACCGGAAGGGCGCAGCGTCGTCTACAATTTCGCTTCCGGCACGATCTTTAAAATCCCGATGCAGAACGCGCTGTCGGTCGCTCAAGCTATTCGCGAAGTTGCCTACGGCCGGAAGTCAGTAGTTTTCGATATGGACGCGAATGTCCTGATCGCGCGTCGGGGAACGGGTCTCGCTCTCGAACAAGGCGATCAAAAGGAGCTTTGCTCGGCGCTACGCGCATGCCGGATCGCTACAGATATAGAGGAAGCCGCGACGTAGAACATAAAGAAACCCCGCCGTGGAGTCTGAAACACGGCGGGGCAGTCAGTCCTTAAATACCCAACGCCTTTGCGAGAACATTCGGTATAGCGTGATTATAGCAGCCCCAGATAAACATTGCAGCGATAACGTCGGAATAATTTCGGGTACGCCTGGCGCCTATCATTCGACCGGGACTGCTTCTAAGCGCACCGACCGGCGAAATGTTCCCAAAAAAGGAAATCGCCATCACCGGAAATCGCGCACTAAGGATGCACACTTTCTGTTAGGGCCGCAGCAACTTCAGATTAGCACCGAAGTTCCGGTTTCCGCCGACTCTTTAGTGGCAAACTCCCTTATCGATTCTCAATCCCTTCAATCTGAATCTCTACCCCCTACCCCATCCCCTTCTCTATCTCCCAAAACCCGCAAATCCTGGGAAGGCTCTTACGTTGAGAATCCCAAGGAACTGCCCCGTCATAGATTCCGGAAACCGGCACAGTGGCGCGATATCACCGATGAGCGCCGTATTCTCGAATATCACCGGGCAATGTATTCCCTTGGACCTGTCTGCGCCTTCACACTGAATCTCAATCCGGAAGTCGAAGCAAAAGCCAGATCCGAGACGAGCCCTGCTAATTGGCTTCTCCGGCGGATTAAGCGCGAGCTTTCTATCGCTTTTGAAAAAGACATTCCATTTTGGTTTGCTCTGGAAGAAACCGAAGACGATCGCCGGATGCACCTGCACGGCGAGATAGGAATACCGTTTGCTGGAATTAAATTAGCCCATGGGGCGCTTAAACGAGCCGGCGGCAGGTGGAGTAGCGGCAGCCAGTATCAAGCCCATATCAGAGCAAATCCGAATGATGGTTGGGCTGACTATTCCGCGAAGAATGCGACGTGGCACTCGCCCAAGCTTAAGAAGCGTTATCCGAAAATGCGCCAACTAAGCACCATCTCCGGCGGTTGGTATGGTTCGACGCAGACCGTGACGCGGGAAGCGACGAAGCACTACGAAGCTGATTTGGGAATCTCTCGATCCAGTAACTCTGTCACTTCCATTCCGGCAGCTTTGGCTTCGTCCACGACCTTTTGAAGGCGTTCGAAATGTTCCAGAAAGTGTTGGTATATTTGTTTTGCGAGCACCATTCTTTGATCGTGCGACATTTCTCGTAAGTCGTTTCGAATTTTATCGAAAGTCGCTACACGCTCCTTTCTCTTATCTATCTCTTCTATGCCGATTTTCTCGTAAGCAAGCTCCTCCCACCAGTGATCGAAGGCTTTCATTTTCAATGAATAGTCGCCGCTCAGCCGGCGATATAGAAGGGTTGCGAAACCGATGATCGACATTGTCTGATCTAAACTGTGAGAAGCGAGTACGGCGTAGGGGTCGCGATCCGCATGCTTTAAAAAATTCGCGACGCTACTGATCAAACGCCATCCTTCGGCTTTTAGTATGGCGTTCATCTGATCGGTAAACCCATCATCCTTATGATGAGGATAGATATCAAAGAGCACCTTTAAGCTGGCGAACGCCAAAGTGTGTATCGAGAGGCTATCGGCATTGTCGAAGTACAAATCGATCGCTGTATCGAGCTGCCGCCGGGCCGCTTCTAGCTTTGTAATAGAGACGCTTACGCCTTCGGTATCTGACATGCTGCTTTCCCAGCTCACTCCGACCAACCCATATTTGCGGCAGAGAAAAGATAAGTCAAAATTGACTTATCTTATTGATTTAATTGACATTTATCTCGAATCATGAGATCTCAGCGTCACCGTCACTTCAGGCGGTGATTTGGAGACGCCCATGCATCAAGCTGTAATCACGCTCGAACAGTTCGCCGACCTCTGGGAAGAACTCGAACAGGTAATGCAGGTAGACATTGCCGGCGTGAAGACGACATCGGCCCGACACCCTGCTTTAGGTGCTGTGGTCGCGATCCAAGATATCCAAGATGACATGATCCTCCTTAGCCAGAAGAATGTCGAAGCTCTGCAACGCTATCGCCGCCTCGACAATCGCATACTGTAACAATTCGTGACGTAAAACCCATATCGCGATCGCTATAGCCTTAAAGCCGGGCACTACTCCGGCCATTTAAGGAGCCTCAGCAATGCAGACTTTGCCCATGGAGAGCGGCTACGTCACGTTCAACATCGATCAACACAGGCTCGATGAAGCACGGCGGTTGATGAGAGTACCGGCCGATCCCCTCGAAGAAAGCGACCGTGAGCTTGAAGCAATCCTGATCGAGCTGGATCAGATGCCTGTTGAGCAAGCTTAGCCTCAAATCGCGCTCGACGCGGGGACGGCATTCGCGACTCTAAATACGGAGAAGTTTGAATGCCTGAAAAGGCACCAGTGTAATCGGCAGGCCAGAAGGCCGGCTGTTTTTCAACGCATCGCAACGGGTCGATTCTCGACCCCAAGCTAGAACCGATACCGGTTTTGGCATCGAATACTCATGCTCGAAAGGATCAACGAAATGAATCTTCTGGATATGACTTGGACCAGATTGCGGAGGTGTTCGTAAAATCTGAATACTGGATCAATCACTACACTGCGGGCCGCCTCTAATAGGGAGAAAACCGGTGAAGCGCGTTTACGTAACCGACATGTATGAATTCGAAATCGATAGTCAGCGCATCCAGTATTCAATCCATCCACGCGCCCTAAAAGCGTTCGGGGCCACTGATGATATCCCCGAAGATGATCTTTTTGATATGATCGATGAACGTCGCGATGAATTTAACGAGGCCGCTAAAGCCAAGTATCTCGCGATGGGAAGGCCGACAACGATGGTAATGCTCGACTTCGATGATTTCGATACCAAAACCGAGCTTGATGACCCTGTATAAAACTTTCGATGAGGTGTTCAGCGCCGGGCGCTTGTGTGCCCGGCGCTTGATTGTCAGGAGGTCTAATGAGTGCGCCCAGAGAAGAGCGTTTTTTCCTCTACATCGATATTCTTGGCTTCCGAGATTTGATTAAATCTGGCTACGACATCCAAAGCATCTACGACATTATCGACGAACTACCGGCCCATGGGACGACTGATTTTCGCTGCATGATATTTTCCGATACCGTAATAGTGTTCACTGATCATGATGAGTGGGCAAAGAGACCGATCGAAGCATTAATGTGGCTTACAGAATATGCTCAGTTTCTTTTTTATCGATTGATTAGCAGCGATGTTCACATACGCGCATTCATCACCAAGGGTTTCTTCCGGTACAAGAAGCTTCGGCATTTTGAATCATATTATGGAGACGCGCTTGTCGAATGTTATGAGCGAGAAAAATCCATTAAATGCACAGGTGTCTTTTTAGACGCAAAACTGGCGCCCTACTGCAAATTTTTTGATCTCACTCAATACGATGCGCGAACCTACTACGTGCATGTCATGCAGCACTTAAGAGACGCGCAAGCTCAATACCGCGACTATCCGCTTTCCGGTGTGCCGTTAGAATCGACCGGAATGTACTGGTGGACGGCTTATATGCTGCGCTATTTGGAAAATACATATCGCCACGCTGAGAATCTAAAGCTGTCCGGGGAGGTCAGACAGAAGCATCAAAATGCTTGGCGAGTTATTTCTAAGAAGTATCCGGGACTGACACGAAAATTGATCGACACAAATTTTGATTTCCACCAAATCATCAATTTAGATTGGACGGAACCCATGAGACGTATAGGAACTCCTGAAGGTGCTTGGGGGTAAAACCTTTAGGATCAAGGAAGGTGAGGCGCAATGTTAAAGGAAAAAACAGTTTTAATCCTCGGCGCCGGTGCCAGTAAAGAAGGAAATTTACCCACCGGCACAGAGCTTTCCGAACAAATAAAAGTTCTAACATCGAGACAAGGAGGGGAGCTCCCTTCTCTTTTATCATTTTTCGACGATCATCGAATTCGCGAAGTCCAAGATTCTCTACTTGAAGGCTGTCGCCGAATATCTCTCGGCCTCGATTGGAGCGTCTCTATCGATAATTTTTTATTCACCCACGCCCGCAATACGGACATCTTGAGGGCGGGCAAACTAGCTATCGCACATTCAATCATGGCGGCCGAAAGCAGTTCGTATTTGATGTATAGAACTGAGCCGCCCCGCTTCGATAATACTAAAGAGGTTTTAGCTAGTTGGTATCATTCCCTCGCTGTCGGCTTAATGTCTGGCATCTCGGCCTCAGACGGCGAAGCCTCAACGCTGTTCGACAATTTGACGATCATAGACTTCAACTATGACCGTTGCGTTGAACACTTTTTGTTCCATACTCTTCAATGGCATTTTGACTGGAGCGAAGAGATCGCCGCGTCGGTTATGAAAAAGCTTAGAATTTGCCATCCCTATGGAAGCCTGGGGCCCCTGCCATGGCGTGACGCTGATCAAGGCCAGCCATTCGGTGCGGCCAATGCTTTAGACGCATCGCAACGCATCCGAACTTTTATGGAGCGGATGGAAGAATTGCCTTCGGAACTGAGAAGCGCGCGTCAGTCTTTGTCAGAAGCAAGAAACATCATATTTTTAGGCTTCGGATTCCATGAACAAAATATTCGCCTGATAGCCCCAGACCCGCTTCTCTCTAATTTGGACCGCAGAATTTATTATTCAAATAAAGGGTTGTCTTCGACCGCCGCATTAGATGCAGAATCTTTAATTCTGAGAGAGTGGTTTACTGATCTCAATTTGGTAGTCTTCACGGGTGGCCAACATGCGGACGTTGTAAGGATGTTCCAAAAAGGCTTTGGTCAGCCCTGCTCAACACTTATGAGCGAGTATCGGACAAATTTTTTCTCTTAAACATCAAAATTTAAAATGCGTTTATTCACGATCAATAAGCAATCGCTTCGACCATCTTCCGGCGCGTGGTCAGATCTAGCTCTGAAACAATCCCGTACTTTTGTGTTGTCGTTGCCTTCGTATGTCCGAAGAGCGGCCCGAACTGTTCGTCCATAAACCCTGCATTGCGCAACGCGTCTGCAACCGTATGGCGCAATGAGTGAACGTTATGCGCCTTACTGCGCTTAATCCCAATCGCCCGTAGATACTTGTTCGTAAACTTCGACGGCACACCGCTCCAAAAGCCCCGCGCATCCGGCACAAGTTCGGGAAACAGCTTCTTCTGCCGTCTTGCTTTCAAAGCTTCCCGGTACTCAATAAGCCCGCGCGCAATCAATTCAGGGTGAACCGGCACGACGCGCTCCGAACCTTTCGTCTTAATGCGCTTCCCCCGTCCGCCTTCTGTCGTCAGGTGGAAGCACCAAATACCGTTGATCTGGCGCAGATCGTTGATGTCCATCTGCGCAAGCTCGCCTAGCCGCGCCCCAGAATACATAGCAATCAGCGGTAGCCAGAAACGCCAGTCGCGAATTTGAACATCGCCCGACTGATACTCTTTGCCGTCACCCGCACAGCTATTGAATAACGGCGACCGCAACATCGTCCTAATCTGTCGCGTCGTATACGGATGCACCATCTTCACGGTCTTATCGACCGAAAGGTACATCTTCGACATGATATCATTCTGAATGTAATCGTTCGCGAGAAGCCAGCCGGCGAAGCTCCCTACCGCCGCCAGGTTCCGATTGATCGTCTTTGCATTAAGAACGGGCTTCTTTGCCCGTTTATTCTTCTCGATGATCTCGGCAAAGCTCAGCCCGTTAAATACGGCAATCTGCTGCGCCCTTGCCGGGAACTCAGCCAGCCTCGCCTTCCAATCGCGGATAGTGGAGCGCGACATAATCGAGATATGCGCATCGTTACCGACGAAGCTAACGAAATGCTCCATGATCCGGCGGTTCTGCTTCCATGTGTCGTCGCTGGCGTTTGCTTTGCTCTCCCGGTGGAAGCGATCATATAATTCCATGATTGTTTCGCCGGGCTTCGCTTTCAGAGCCCTGCCCGCTGGCGGGACAATAATGGGATCGACTGGCGCACCAGTGAAATCGCCGGCATCGCGCTCGATGCTGCGCTTTAGGGCTTCGATTTCTGCCCGCTGCATATGCTGCGCAAACTGCCGATACCGTGGCCCCTCCGGTAGCTGAATGCGCTCCTGCCCTGCCGTCTCAGCCAAGACCGTCTCGACCGAGCGGGTTTCACCACGCGCAAGATCAACCTTGAGCCCCGCCAGCCTCGCAGCAACGCCATTCGCTCGCCCGGTGCGCTCGGCCTCGATCTCGTCGCGAACCATGCTGAAAATGCGCCATGCTTCGATCGAGTATTCCCCAAACTCGTTCTCAAGCTCGCGCCACATAGCATCAAACTCGGCCTCGGTCGGAAGCTCCAGCCGGAACTTCTCGTCCGCCGCCAAAAGCTCCGTATAGCGCTTGTAGATAAGCACCTCGGCCTCGGCGGGGGTTAGCTCGCGCTTCTTATAACTGTCGAGCTCACGCTGAATGCTGTCGCGCTCGATCGGGGCCAGCCGCCGCGCCTTTACCGCCTCTTTGGTTTTCAGGCTGCGCCAGATTTGGGTCTTTCCGACCACTTCCCGAAGATCCGGCGGCACAGTCACCCGCACGCTGTAGGTCCCATTTCGCCGAACCAGGTAATCCAT